TCAACAAACGCTACATTAGCACAAGGTGGTCAAAGAGGTGGAAAAGGCTCTACAACGGCTAATGCTATTGGTTGTGGTGGTTATGCTCCCGGATATCTTACTGCAACAGAAGAATATACTGCTGCATCAACAGCTGCGAACGTAAAAACTATTACAACAAGTTAAAAACTATGGTATACAAATATTAAAAGGAGGAAAATATGGCACTATTTATATATGGTACTGCAACAAACACTGGAAAAGGATTCTTTACTGCTGAAGACAGAAGAGCATT